TGAATTTCCACAAGGATTTAAAGGAAATTTTGAAGAAAGGAGAAAACAATATTGGCAAGAAGTTAAACAAGAAATAGAAAAATTATAATATGGATGTTATAAACCTACCTAAAAACCTTGAGCTAGAAGAGAATATTCTAGGCTCTATCTTACTAGATAAAAGAGCTTTGCCTTTAGTAGTTAACTACTTAAACGAAGAAATATTCTACGATTTAAGGCACCAACTTATATTTAGAACAATTAAGCAGATGTATGATAAGAACATACAAATAGACATAAGTACTGTGTTCCAACGACTTATAGATAATAAACACTCAGAAGAAGTAGGAGCCTTATACCTATCTAAGATTACAAATAGTGTCGTATCTACTGCTCACCTAAACACCCACATAGAGGTAGTAATAGAATTATACAAGCGTAGAAAGTTAGCAACCTTGGGCCGACTAATGGAGGTATCTGCCTTTGATGGTGCTGAATCTACTGATGATACCTTAGCTACGTTTGGTAAACAACTTTTAGGACTGCAAGAGTTTGGTAATATATACGAAAAGACTATAGACCAAATTATTATGCAGCTAAATGAAGGTCGTGATGCTGCTGTTAGTGGTCAGCTGTTAGGCATTAACACAGGCTTTATGGAGCTTAATAACACTCTTTGTGGTTGGGTTGATCCTGACTTTGTTATCATAGCTGCTAGACCAGGAATGGGTAAGACTGCCTTTATGCTTTCTAGTATCTATCACATAGCAATCCAAGGAGGCATCGCTACGGCCATTTTTAGCCTTGAAATGAGCTCCAATCAGTTAGTTGAAAGGTTAGAGTCAATCAGCTCTGAACTGCCCTTAAAACGTCTTAGAATGAATTTACTGACCGATAACGAAAAAGTTCACTTAATGCGAACTGACGACAAAATACTTACTTCCCCCATCTACATAGAGGATATGGGCGGTATTAGTGTAACCCAGCTACGAGCCAAAGCAACTATTCTTAAACAGAAGTATGGCATAAAGATTATCTTTATCGATTACCTTCAACTTATGAGTGGTACTGGCAAGTCAAACCAAAACAGAGAGCAAGAGGTATCCTACATTAGTAGAAGCCTAAAAGCACTTGCCAAAGAGTTGGAAGTACCTATTATCGCCCTATCCCAATTATCACGAAGAGTAGAAGAACGAGGGGATAAGATGCCTCAGCTTTCTGACCTTAGAGAATCAGGATCAATAGAACAAGATGCTGATGCTGTGATTATGCTAATGCGACCAGGCTATTACGAACAAACAGAGTCAGTAGAAATTGGTGGTAGAGAATATTCTCCTAGTGACTTAGTAGTTTGTAAGGTGGAGAAGAATAGACACGGAGCTACAAAAAACCTAGCATTAAGATTTTTACCTGAAACAATGACCTTTCAAGATTACAATAACCTTTAAACAAATAACCTATGAAAACAGCAATGCAAGACGCAATAGAACTTGTAAAAAAGTATGACAGTAGGAAGATATCGTATAATGTCTTATTGGGAAATTTAGAACTATTACTTGAAAAAGAAAAAGAGCAATCTATAAACTTAATAAAACAAACTTGTATGTTTATGGGTGCTTCTATTATTGATATAGAAATTAGTAAAATGGAGTTTGAAGATATTTATAACAATTATTATAACCAAAACAAATAAGTTCTCTAATAGAAAACTTTATGTCTAAAGGATATAGAAATAGAAGACGTTTTGAAATAGAAGCTGCTAAAGCTGCAGATGGTACTTACCAGGCTATTAGAATATTTGCTAAGAGTACTAAGGTTTTAGTTATACATCAAACTGAAGCTTTAAAGAAGGGTTATTTTTTGCTAGAGTATGAGAATGATGGGAAACCTAGTGGTATCTCAGATGAGAGAGTAGAGTTCTTTGCTTTTAACTTAGACCTAAGAGATAGAATAGTATTTATAAGAGCAGAGTTTTTACGAGTAAAGGCTAGAAGATATTGGAGAATAGGTGAGATAAAAGTAAAGGATAAAATAAAATATGTCAAGATGCCAACTGATGAACTTATTCGCTGGTACTAAATAAACAAAATGAAAAGAGTAATTAATTTTAGTGGTGGAAAGACAAGTGCCTTAATGACAATTTTAAATTATCGTGAAGGTGACTTAGTAATATTTGCAGATACAGGTAGAGAGCATAGTAAGACTTATAAGTTTATTAATGACTTTGAGGCCCACGAAAATATTCCTGTTATTAGAGTACAATACGAAGGTGGATTTAGAGGTATGCTTGAGCATAATAAATGGAAGCATATACCTAATAGAGTCAAAAGGTCTTGCACTTTAGAGCTAAAGATAAAAACAGCCAAGAGATATTTAAGAAAAAACTATGGCAAACAAAATTATGAATGGTTGGTAGGATTTAGGTCAGACGAAGAACGCAGAGTAAAAGGATATGAACAAAGACAAGCTTACATACACCCAAGATTCCCTTTATATGATGCAGGAATAGATAAGGCTAAAGTAAATGACTATTGGAGTAAAAAACCTTATACCTTAGAAATACCTGCTATTTTAGGTAATTGTACTTTATGTTTTCTTAAAGGCAAAAATGCAATAATAAATATTTTAAGAAGTTACCCTGAACTAGCTAATGAATGGATAGAAGATGAAGAGATAAGTAAAGAGAAAGGAGGAGGACATACTTACTTTCAAGATACAACTTACAAGCACTTATTAATGATGGCACAAAATGATTTATTTAAGGGCCAAGATTTAACAGACTTGACTCCATCTTTTAATTGCTCGTGTACGTCTTAATTAATATATTAATAATATATTGTAATTTTGGTAATGGCATACCTATCAGCAAGTAATTTAACAAAGATGATGTTAGACTTTTTAAAGGATGGTGGCAATGAAGTGTGGAGAAATAATAACCTAGCTGTTAGAGGTAGGGCCTTTATAGGTAGAAAAGGAGTTCCTGACATCATTGGTTACAATAAGAAGTATGGTTACTTTGTTTGCTGTGAGATTAAAGCCATTGCTGATAGATTATCTGCGGATCAGATGGTTTTTTTAGAAGAGCTATCAATGGCAGGAGGAACTGCAATGCTATGCCAACAATTAAGAGATGAAACAATACAAGTAAAAATCTATAAAGATGGCGAAAACGAAGACTGGAGATTCGAAAAAGGTCAACTTCGGAAGTAGAAAACGAGGTTCAGCGAAGAAATCATTTAATAAACATAGCCCAAAGCCGAAGGCTTACAGAGGTCAGGGCCGTTAAAACAAAACAAAATGGAAGAATTAGAATTAGAAAACAAGGAATTGAAAGTGGCTAAAACAGTAAAGAAAAACAAAGATGTTTTCTCACAGGAAACTTTTGACTTCTTTAATCAAGTCTTAACAGACTTTGCAATAGATATGAAACATAGACCTAAGCTAAAAGAAATATTAGCTAGTGTTAAGCCTGAATCAAAGAGCAATAGTATTTAATAAATAAAACAAAAAACAATGGCAGTAACTAAAGAGAAGATTTTCCTAGGAAGGTCTTTCACAATGAAGACAGCATTTGGGGAGTTTAAGAAAGTATCTTTCGGCCCTGATGATTTAAAGAAAATGAATGACTTTGCAGCAACTAATAATGGTTGGGCTAACATTCTTATTAAAAACAAAAAGGATGCTAAACCAGGTGAGGCAGGTTTCTACATCGAGCTAGACACTTGGGTAGCTGACGGTAAGCCAAAAAAGGACTTGCCATTTTAACTTATTCTTATGAAAACAAATATCAAGGAAATTATAATTAATTTATTAGTTTTGTTTGTAGGTGTTTATTTACCATTTGCTTTTATAGTTAATGAGTTTAATCCACTTGTATGGCATTGGGTTACCAGAAGCTTATATGTGTTAACCTTGGTTGGTATGTTAACTTACGCAATGCAAGAGTATAAGAAAAAGTAGTTTGTGTGTTTTTTTTGAAATAAAGGTAAGCCTCTCGTTTCTACGAGGGGCTTTTTTATAATAAAACACCCCCAG